AGGATATAGAGACATTCAATAAGAATAGAGGAAAGAAAGGTGCCCCTATAAAGGGTAGAGGTGAGATGGTTCCGGGTCTACCAGAAGGCCCAGATGCTGCACTCTACAGAACTATACCAGAATCTCTATGGCCTCGTAGGTCACAGACTTGGCTTGAGGCTATGACGCCTGAGAGATTTAAGGTAGAGCCTGAGCCTACGCCGGAGCCTAGTCTACCTGAGATTACCACTGCACCTAACGTCAAGCGCATGAAGGTCAGTGCAGAGTTGGGTCCACTTGCTGAAGGTGGAGTCCTAGAAAGGCCACCTGAAGTCTCTGGTCCTGAGCCTATGCCAGAGCCTGCACCGGGTCCAGAGTTGCCGTCTGTCGAGCCTATACCTCCTCCTAGGCTGGCTCTCCAACGGCCACTAGATACTGGGTTCGGGCCTCCTGAAGCTATACAAGAACCTCCACCTATGGGAGAGGTTACTCCAGAATTTCCAGGTCAGCCTGTTAGGATGCATGAGAATCTACCTAGTCTGGAGCCTCCGCCGTCTAGTGGATTCTCTACTGGTTCACCACAGTCCGGAGCAGGATTTAGCGAGCCTGTGAATATGCCAGTTGGTGGTGGATTGCCACCTATCCTAGATTCTCCTGTATCTAGTGCTGCAACTGGACGGGGTGGATTCTCGGCTGATGATAAGAGTGGTTCATTTACTGGGATAGTAGATGATATAGCTAATAGCAGTCTTGACCCTGAAGTAAAGGCTGCCGCAGCTACTCTCAAAGCTGATGCTCCTGTAGATAAGTCAGTGATAGGTGAGACTAAGGCTGCTGCTAAGGATGTCGGTGGACTGTGGGGAAAGATTGGACAGTCTAATAGTCATAGACTAAAGAATCTTGGTCCTGCTGGTGCAGAAATTGACATAACAGCTAGGAAGATAGATGCAGATGCCGCAGGATTTGCTGGTGGATTATCAGCAGATTTGACTAGGGCTGCTGAGGGTATGTCTAAAGAGCAGATAACTAAGGCTCATGAAGTTATAGAGGGTAAGGCTAAGACTACGGATATGCAGGTTCGTAGGTATATAGATGTCTACAAAGCTAATGAGGCTAAACTCCTAGACTTGATGCGTAAGTCAGGTTCTATGATGAAGTCTGCCTCTGGTAAACTAGTCCCATTCAAGGCTCTGGCTAACTATTTCCCTCATATCTTTGAGAAGGGATTCTTTGAGGAGAATAGGACTAAGATAATCAACCAGATAGCTGCTGAACGGAAGATAACTTTTTCTCAGGCAGAGAATCTACTGCAAAGGGCTAGAGAACATAGCCCTCAAATGAGTGATTCACTACATGAGAGAACAGCTAATATACAGGGCTATAAGACTGGCATAGATGTAATGCACCAACACTATCTAGACTTGGCTGAACGTGCATTTACTGACCAGCATTTTGGTGTAAATGACACTAGTGGTGTAGGAACTAAAATCAACCAACTGATAGACCAAGTAGGTGCAGAATCTGGCGCTGAAGGTAAGCAGATGGCTAGTGATATAGTCAAGAAGTATCTAGGTAAGGGAGAACTAAATGTAGACAAGGGTGTGAATAGACTCACCAAGTTCCAAGCTATGACTAAGCTAGCATTGTCTGCGCCGTCCAACTTAATGGGTGGTCTGACTGCATCATTTGCTAGGGCTAAGGGAAGTCTAGTCCCTGAGATAATCAAAGCATTTACCAAGGATGGTAAACTCAGAGCACAGGAACTTGGTAGTCTTGAGAGTGTTATGAAGGATGCTGCTGAAGATATAGGATATGGGTCTAAAATATCCTGGGGTAATACTTCAGTAGAGAATTTCCTTAGGACTGTCTCAGGACTAGCTGGTGAGAAGACTGCTAATAAGTTCTTCCAGCAGCTTAAGCAGAATCCAGATAATGCATATGCTGCTGCCCGTCTGAGTGAGCTTACACTTGAGAAGCCTGAGACTTTGCTAGCACAAGATAGTCTGACTGAGATGCAGACTAAGAGAGCAGCTAGCAGATTTACTGACTTGACTCAGGGTAGACAGAATCCGTTGGACTTACCACATGCTTGGTCTAATAGTCCAACAGCTAATCTACTTACTCAGTTCAAGAAGTATGCGTTCATTCAGAGTAAGAATATAAAGAATGCTATGATTCTTGATTTGAGTCATGGCAAGATAAATCCTACTCTGAAACTAGCTATAGCATCTGGTGTGCTTGGCGAGGTTCCTGCTGATATCAAAGAACTACTTAGACATGGGACACTAGCTGGACGCCCATCTAATCTAGCTCTGAGATATGTAGACAATGCATCACAAGCCTATGGCATAGGGCTTATAGGAGATGCAGTCCATACAGCAGCTAGTGGAGATATGAAACGAGGACTAGGCCAGCTTGCTGGACCCTCTGTGGATACTGCACTAGACTTGAGTCTTGGGGTTGGAGAGAGTGGATGGAATGCGGCGCAGGATATAGCAGCAGGTAATCTAGACAAGGACATAGGCGCACCCCTGACTAGGGCGGTAGTGAGACAGGGTGTGCCAATATGGGGCAGACAGTTAGCAAAGGAAATAAAGGGATTCTAGTCAACTCTCTCCTCGTAGATTCTGTAGAGAATGTCCGACTGTCGGCTAGATAGATAGTTACCGTTTCCCATCTGGTCGAGGATTGACTGAAGGAAATTACTTTCCCACTCAGTTAGTCCTCGACCTTTGTTTTGACACTTCTCTACAATCTTGATATGTTCATCCCGCAGGATTTCCTTATCAGTCTCAGCCATTGTGTTCTTCCCATACCTCGTAGATTTTATCCTTCATCTCTGTAGTAACTTCCCAAAAGAAATTACCACTAGACATTACTACACTCCACGTTCCATCCTTCTTAGTAGTGTTATCTCCTGTAGCAGTATACTCTACGTTCTCCACTAGGGCACAGATGAACTCTGTGTCAACAATGACTGACCTACCATACTTGTCCTCAAACTCGATTATCATTGAACTGTATCCTCATCTAGATGTGTAGCTTCAGACAGGAAATGCTTTATGGCCCGCTCAGTTAGTCTATAGGTAGTCACATTCCTGATAGACAATTCTGTCACATAACTCATTTGCTGTAAAGTAATCATTGCTACATCTAGCTCCTGTGCATTCATGTGACCCCAACATCTTTGGAGAATCACAGGTCTGGTAATCTGGAATTCCTTTTGTTTGAACAGTTGCTTGAGAACTATCCCAATATGTTCCTTGCTGGCAGATTTGCCATCAACTAGGAAGTTCTTCTTAGCATTGATGCCTAGTGTCTCTACTGTTTCTATAGCCTCTTGAACTACATCCTCACCAAGAACTAGATTGTCCATGTCTACAGATATCTGAAGTAGCATGGCTACCTTAAGCACATGGTCATGCAGTCTCTCTATAGTTCCTGTATCATCCTGAACATCCCTGCCCCTGAACTCAGTATACCACTGTTCAAACCTTAGCTTACCACTTTTCGTCCATGCAAACTCACCTCTTAGTTTTGCTGCATGTTTGAGGTATTCAGCTAGCTCTGCGATATTGAATACATTAGTAGGCTGCTCCGTCAGTGGGTTGATTCTGCTACGCTTTTCTTCATAGACTAGTAGAGTCCGTGCCAAGAATCCACCACCTATGCTAGACTCCGGTATCACATTCTTAAAGTGAACGGGGGAACTAGCACCGAGTATTGTAATGCATGGATTCTTAAGTATGTCAACCCCTGCACCCTTCATTGTATTCTTCCAGTCTGATGTATAGTGTGTATCATACAGGTCAGTCAAGATTAGTAAGGCTTGTGGGTCATACGTGATGAAGTCTGCAAACTCACCACTAACCAGAAAGCCTCTGGAATCTTTGAATGGGATTGTCCCATTTACTTGTGACTTGACTTGACCTAGATTCTGTAACACAGACTGTATACTGTTCCTGCCACCTATCACCCGCGTGCAATGCACTTGCTCTACTAACTGTTTGGCTAGAGTTACAGGGAATCCCTTACCCAAGCCGGAACGTGCAAGCAACATCACATAGAGGTTAGGTGATAGTTTGTAGAAAACTTTGTCCAAGAAAACATTAGGAGCCACTACTGCACTAAGCGCACTCAAAGCTCCCCACTTAATGAAGCTATGAGGTGTCTCGGCGTAGTCAGTGGCCTTCATTATATCTGATAGCCATGACATTTTACGCCGCCTTTTTTCTATACTTCCTCATCTCATAAAGGTTCTTTTCTCCTATCTCACAACCGACAGGAATCACTAGGTCGAAGTCTCTTGCTAGACTACACTTGCTGAAATTGATAGATGTCTCATAGTGCTTACGAACTACCACATCGTAGGCTTCTATTTCATTCTTAGGAACTAGCGCAGTTATAGCATCGTGTCCCTCTATCACTATACGCATGTCAGGTATATCTTTCTTGACCTCTATTAGTGTATGCTTAGTCTTATCCGCAACGGTAGATTGTGGAATCCAAGCAAAGCCTTCTCTATCTAGTGATGGGCTGCCCGGCTCGAAATATCTAATGAGCCTGCCATATGGATTGATTAGTGCTTTCTCTCTATCTATACAATCTCTAATTCCACTATGGAAGGTTCCCCGAATCTTATCGTTATATTTATGGAATGCTTTGAGGAACTCGCCACACCTATACTCCGAAACTTGCAAATCAATTCCAAACCTTTTTGCGTCAGTGTTAATTGACTGCATGAGAGTCCGTGCTTGAGCATCATAGTTTCCAGCGTTTCTAACGGTCTTGCCGATAAATCGTTCGCTGGGTTCCCCATCTGGAGTTTTTCTCCAAGTCTCCCAAGTTCCACCAAAAATCCAGCTAGCTGTGAGAGCGTGGATGTCGATAGTATTAAAGGCTTCAAGGGTTTCATAATCTTCACAGAGTAGGGCTACAATACGTGGCTCTGCTTGTTCTAAATCCCAGTTCATAAATACATACCCATCATCGGGTATATACATCTGCCTTATGATTCCTGACTCTCCGTGCTTGGAGAGGGTTTGAAAAGCAAGACCCATTTTATTAGGTCTAAGTGGCGGCTTGAGGCTACTCGTAGTAGAGCGACCTGTTTCTGTTCCACCAATGTTACAGGCTGTTCTGACCCGCCCGTCATAATCAGGTCTAACTCCGATGTAAGTTCCACGAGCTTTTCTAGTTCTTCGTAGCTCAAGAGAATTTGTAAGGACTCCTCGTTTGCGTTCATCTTTTTTCACCACATTAGCTAGAAGTGCTACTAATACTTCCTCACCAGTTCCGGCCCGGCGGGGAATCTTAAGCTCCTCATATAACACATGAGACATTTGTTTAGGACTAGCTACATTCAAAGGATGCCCGACTAGTTCATCTAGTATCCTCTGTTGTGTAGCTATCATTGCATCATACATATGCAACAATCTATTCTGTTCTACCTTATCTAGTCTCAGCCCCTCACGTTCTATGTCCATGTAGATATAGTGTAGTGCAGGATAGAATGAGTTCATCCTCTCTACTAGGTTAGTGGTAGGGTATTGCTCCTGTAGTTCTATAGTTTCTTTCTCTATTTCTTCGGCGCACTCGAAAGTGACGCAAGCATCAAGCCCATTATAATTAAGAAAGCGTTCAAAATTATCCCGCTTAGGATTAAACTCCTTTCCTTCCAACTTATAGTATGGCTGTCTGGTCCATATAGAAGTCTGAAAAGATAGAGACTTAGGAAAGCCAGGTAGAATATTGTGAACCATAAGAGAAGTGTCACGGCCCAATCTGGGAGTGTATATGCCGCAACCATATCTTAACTTCTCCTCATCAAACTTAAAGTTCTGCCCAATAGTTTGAAGTTGGGGTTGCGAAACAAAGAACTCATCCAGCATTCTCCAGAAGTGGCAGAGTTCCCTATCTGATATAGGTATCCACCCCTTGGCAGGCACATTAAGAAGCGGAATTGCGATAGCCGTATTACGACTGAATGCCAAAGAGATTGAGCATACAATGCCTCTGTATAACTCAATATCAATTGATACCCACTTTCGACCACGATTGTTCTGGAGATGACGATAGAGAGTGGACGAGTCTTTGCAGATAACAATATTACGCGCCGGTATATCATATACTCTGCTACCGGATTCTTGCAAGGCTCGTGCATAGTCTAGCTCCATGATAGAGCGCCACCAGTATGGCATGGCACCCTTCTCAGAATCTTTATCGTGTAGTATAGCTGCCGGATGGAGACTAGGAACTACCTTTAGCCCAAGCCTATCTGACCACAATATAGAACCACGCCACTCCTGTATTCCGCTCAGTGCCTTAAGGTTATTAGGGATAGGAGTCTTGCCCGTAGTCGCTGCCAGTGCCAGATTACCCAACGCCAGAATACAGTTTGGTCGGATGCCCCGGATTTCATTTTCGAGATTCTCAATTTGTTCTTTGAGATTCACACCAATCACACCCAACATAGACAGGTCATTACGGGGAGGTCTATGCTTAACCACATTAGTAACATAGACCTCACCCCGGCTTATGCCTGTAGATTGTAGGATAGAATCTAGTAGTGCGCCGGACGGCCCCACAAATGGACGGCCCTCTATGTCTTCATAGTATCCCGGCGCTTCACCTACTATCATTAGTGAAGCATTAGGATTACCCTCGCCGGGAACGTGTCTAATATCAGTCATTAGCTTGGAATGTGATACTGTCCAGAAACTGCAATCTTCGGAGCATTACCATTGGTAGTAAATGCTTCCCTGAATAGCGCACCGTCTACATATATCTGAACGTGTAATACACCAAACTCAAACGATTGTGCATCAAGATATAGGAACGTATCCTTAGTAATCTTGAACTGTTGGAACCAAGGTATACCAGTGGTTACGATACTGACACCCTCGTTAGTATCACTGGATGTGATAGTAGTTATGTTCACAGTTCCAGTAACTCTAAACTCTACTAGATGTGAAGTTACTACTGGCACCGGAGGCTCAACTTTGGTTGGTCCTGTAGGGCTAGCATCCTGATAGATTTTTGTGCAGCCACACAGAGCAGAGCAGCCAGTAAACAACAGCATAGGCAATACTAGTAGAAGTCTCCTATACATTTGATTCTCCTAACAGAAAAATGCCGGAGTCAAGATGGTCAGTCTCAACTCCGGCGTAAAGTCTTACAGACTATTCGTCGTCGTCATCGTCGTCTGAATCATCCTCGTCATCAGACTCATCGTCGTCATCATCATCGTCATCATCATCGTCATCATCATCAGAATCATCATCAGCTTCCTCAGCTTCCTCAGCCTGATTGATGATTTCCTCTGAGATTTCTTCCTTAGTAGGCTCAGTGCTAGCGAAATACTTCATAGCTGGTTACGCTCCGACCGGACGGAAGTCCGTAACTTCGTTAATCTGACGGTTCTCGTAGAGTTTGTTACCGATGTAAGCACGGAGCTTACGACCCTTGCAAGCTGAGAAGTCATATTCCTTATCAGCCTCAATGTCCTTACCACCATTCATCGCTGTGAAGAATGGAATGGCGATACCCGGTGCCTTCTCATTGAAGACCTTCATAACCTTGACATCCTTGAAGGGACCATCCTCAAGAATCTGCAAGTCTACGCGCCAGTTCTGAGAGTCTCCCTTCTTGGAAGTCTCCTCAGTGATATCGGCCACGTTGACCATATACCAACCCGGCTCCACCAGCTTACCCTTGAGAAAGTCGTCGCGTGTAATTCTGAGTTTCACAGCACACTCCACTAACTAGTCTTGCGTTTTTGTTTTGTTGCGTTAAGGTTCGGTTTGGTTTGTTATTTTTACTAGTAGCGCATTCGTTACACCCTCCTTATATTGAGTGGGCCATCTAGGATTTGAACCTAGGACCATCAGATTATGAGTCTGCTGCTCTGACCAACTGAGCTAATGGCCCGTTACTTAACTGGAATCACAGCGAGAAGCTGGACGATTAGCATCAGCAATACTGCTACCCATAGTGGCAGCTTACCTAGAGTGTGTGCTATGATGCATACAAACGCTGCTAGAAGTAGAAGTAGTGTGATGGTAATCATTGTTTATCCTACGTCTGCTACCGAATCAGGGTCATTAAAGACTACAGCCTTGATTGCCCACATTGCCGTAGTCTCAAGGTTAGTGATAGCCACCGCCCTCTGTCTAGACTCAGGACAGACTTCTTGAATCAGTTTCTCCATCTCAGAGAACGCTTCTCTAAGCTGGTTTATCTGATACAGACCTTTCGCGCTCGGCTTGTGATAGGCGTATGGCTTGTCTATTGGCATTAGATTCTCCACCGGGTCTATGAGACTTCTCGTTTGTATTGAAGTCCTTAATGATATCATTCACTGCGCTCATCAGCTTTACTTCTCTAGGCCACAGTGGTCTACCCTCAGTAGTCCATTTGAATTCCTCATACTCTAGAGTAGCAGTAGGATTCTTCAGGTCATCCCCGTCGAGGATAATACTCAGTCTGATAATCATGGTTAGCTCATGAATGGAGAGGGTTCAGTCTCCGCTACTTCAGGTGCCGCGGCATTCTCTTTGAACATAGCTTTGTAATCGTTGATGTATGCCATCAACTGTGGATACAGGAACTTCTCAGGACTAATGTTATTCTTATCCTGAGTCAAGTCAAGTTCATCAGGCAGGGGCAGTGCAGTCTTAGCCCAATCATCAGCACTGTTGGTAGTGCTAGCCATATACTCCATGCCACCTGAGATTCCGGGCCGGGCATATAGATGGTAGAACTCATCAAAGTAGACTGGAATCTTAGCGGCAGGTTTCTTACCACCAGTCAACAGACTACGCTTGACAGTTTCTTTCTTTGACTTCAGGTCAGAACTCTTAGTCTCTACTACGTGGGCAGTGAGGATAACATTACACTTCAGGCCACGTAGCGCATCAAAGACTTGGGTGAGAGCACCATCTTCCATAAGAAAGTCTTCGATGCCAGCCAGCTTGACGCCGCCTATCATCTTACTCTTACGGTCTTTGTCTGCATCAGATAGTGAAGTCCCCGCCGTCATGATACTCTGAAGCATAATCATATCAGCCAGTGCAGTCAGGCTATCAATGATGATGGTATCATAGGGACAGGACTTATACATTTCCTCTAGCTTGGCAGCAAACCGAGGATAGTTACGATGATAAGTATCGAAGCTGATACGCTTTGCATATGGCTGGCGACTATGAAATAGAATGACAGGTGCCATCCGATTATCACAATCGAATACATATGTATCGCCACCCATAGCAAAGCTAGCAGCTTGGATAGTCTTACCTGCGCCGGGGTCAGACTTCAACCCCATGAAGATTCGCTTACCGATTACGACATCAGATAGTTTCACCAAGCACCTGCACTTTCAGAGTTACAATCTTAACTGTCAGGATTACTTCCTGTTTCTCAGTATCAATCTGAGATTCTACTATCCTCAATACATGAGGCTCGGCTCCATCAGGGAACCATTGGCTAGTATCACTTAGCACAAGTCTAACATTCATCGGTGTCCTCGCTTCCGCAGACTCTCCAGAGATACATACTGGTCATGCTTAGTCACTGGTCTAATCTCAAGAAAGTATCTGAGCAGATTAACTAACCACGTCAGCATCTGGTTTCTCCAAGTCTACGATACCATTGAGAACATCAAATGGATTAGCATCTTGGTCTACGCTTCTCTTAACTGGACTCCACTTCTCTCCCTTCACATACTTAGTATCCATCTTCCACTGTCTAGCATCAGGCGTGCAGTAACACAACTCTGTGAACTGACATCCACTCCACTTATCACATGAGGTGAAGTTCATAAGATACTGGTCCATGTGATAGGACAGGATGAATCTCTTAATCCATCCGATAGTATTCTGCTGCCACTCCTCTATGTTAGACAGGTTATATGAGATGACAAACCGCTTGAACCTATCCTTCGGTCCATAGCTAGTCTGGAATCCAATCTCATTCTTAACTACTGTCCTCTTATCCAATGCCCAACAGTATCCGATGAACTGATTATTCAGAGGATGTGGATTCTTACTACGAGATGTAAACTTGTGGTCTACGATAGCCTCTGGCACATTACCGCCAGCAACTTCAGTAACCAAATCAACCTTACCCTCATATACAAATACGAAATCCTCATCCTCATATATAATCTTGGAGAATCCCATCTCAACAAAGAGTGGTTCCCATCCATCAGAATTATAGTGAAGCATGTAGTCTCTGCAATTGCTTATGATATTCATGGATACAGACATATCCATTTGCAGAGTGGGAGCGACGACGGCCCCAACTTGGCAGGACTTATCTACTATCTCAGCTAGACTCAGGTCTAACTTACCCAAACGCTTGAGTCTCTTAGCTCTGTAGTATGCCTCGATGATTACATGCCCAAGACTACCCTTCTCTAATGCTTCAGCCTTTTGTGCAGGCCGGAGGTTAAGTAGATACTGGTAGCGCATCATCATATCACAGCTCTGTAGAGTATTAAGCTGTGACGCATCAATGACTATGATTTGTTTCTTGTTTTCAGGTTCGGTTTGATTAAGTTCGTTCGACATTTGTAGTCCTGTTTGTTATGTTCTTAGTAGTCAAGGCTTTCTTTAGACCAACTAGTCTAGCCCGTGAGTAATCGTTATCATACTCAGCATGGCCTATCTCTATCAGGAGATTATCACGGTGTAATCCAACACCAATCTTCTCAAACATATCCTCTATAGTTCTGAGCCGGGCCATTAGTTAGAGTCCCTTCCCTGCCTCATAGAATAGTCTATCAGCTTAGGATGTCCCGACTTTCCACAGCAGTTACAGAACACCACAGTTTCCTCTATATGTAGATAGCCAGTCCCATTAGCAGGTTCTAGATTCTCATCACCACAGAACTGACAGATAAGATGATAGGCTGTAGCCTTTTGCTTACCGTCATTGTAGAGAACCATTACCATTATTCATTCTCTCTTATATACTTCCTAACCTCATCTGATATTAGCTCAGACATATGGACTATGTAGTTACCTAGATACTCCACAAGAAACTTACATCCACATGCTATACAATGTTCTTGGATAGGAACATGCTTGCCGCAATCTGGACACTTGATTGTGTCAGGCACATACAGTATAGTATCCTTTGGTAAATCCTTAGTCAGCTTTAATTTGAATGACATCGGATTCTGAGGCAAGGGCATCGTCATCCCTTATAGATATAGGCAGATGATGACCATTATGTAGACTAGAGTTATCATTAGCAACAGCTCTGTCCACAAAGGAATTGATTTTGTTGACCGCTTCATGTAGAATCGAATCATCATAGTGTATGTAGCTCTTGTCAAAGAATTTCTGAATAGCTTCAGCCTGTTCCTTACTGAGTATCAGATAATCTAAGGCTGTCTCCGGTATCTCAGTCATGTTATTACTCCGTAGCTTTTCTTTTCTTTAATCTAATCCTCAAGTAATTAGTTTGGGGTGGAGGTTTAGGTGCAGGTTCTAGTTTTTTCTTAGCCACCGGCGCCGTGCCTAGCATACATTCTTTACTACAGAAATGATATGTGATTAGCCTCTGTAGTTTCTTAACCTTAGTAACTGTGAACCACTCACTAGTAGTAGCTGTATCCATATGCTTATGGCAACCAGCACAGACTAGTATCATCTTACTTGATAGTGATTCCCTTATTCTGCATCTCCTGCCGTGCCCATTCCTTCAGGACTTCTACATTCTTAGTATTGTTAGCCTTATCCTCACGTGAAAGATTCATGAGTTCACTAGTAGTGGAGCAACCATAGACAGGGCTGGTAATGTATTGCAGCGTTGTCATTTCCATTGGTATCTCCTGAAATAGAAAACCCCGGATACTTAGATTAAGACTGTATGAAGTCTAAGTATCCGGGTTATAGACTGAAGTAGACTGTCCACTTTATAGGACACTGTCTACTTTTGGGGACATCCCCTCATTATATTACACTGTGCTACCGGCTGAGTCAAGACAATTAGTGTCCTATTTAGTGGACACTTTTATTCTTTACTCATAGACTTTGCGTCTGCCCGGCTTGCGTTTATGGATAACTATATTATCCTGCGCCGGACTCTGCACACATGATATCTGCACACGTTCCACTGCACACTTTCCACTGCACTGGACAGACTTGGGTGGTAGTATTCTACGGAGCCGGGCCTCAATCTTAAGAACCTGATTGGCTCTATGTGCAGCAACTAATGCACCCCACCATATATCAGATATAGAATCTCCATGCCTTATCATACGGACTACTTCCCGTCCTTTAAGCATGGCATGTAATGCCCACGTATCCTGCCCGGCCCGTAGAATCTTAGTCATTAGCTATTGTCCGGCCTGTATGAGTGGATAACTTTAAGCTCTGCCCTGACAGCCACCCAGAATCTGTCATCCATATCATCTCTACACCAATACTGCATATTGAATGTGAGATACATAGCATTGGCAAAGCCAAGCCGTGCATAGAAATCTCTAGCACGCTGGATAACTGCAAGCTGTGCTATATCTCTACGCTTGAGATAATGTCGGTCGAGAGTATCTAAGACTTCTCTTGTTAGTCTCATGATTTAGAAGCACGTATCACAAGTGCAATGTGAATACTTACCAGACTTGCACCTATCACTAGCCTTATGTCTAGGTGCAAAGATATCTGATATCAATTGTCCGGCCTGAAGTTTAGGATAGTATATCTCCTGACACATCTTACAATCAGGGTCTAACTCTTTCATCTGCTCTAGACTATGGATGTATGTCTCTCGACCAGTCATCGTTTCTTCCCCATTATATCTAGCTTGAAGTAGTCTGCCACAATCTCATGAATCACCCATGAGACTGACCGTCGCTCCGACCGAGCGATAGATTCCAGGCCGTGCTTTACAGCAGGATGCATACTTGCATACCGTGGAATCCTACGGCCAGAGTTTAATCTGGGTTGGCTCTTGAGCTTCATCTATTTTCCTCACATTAGAATCGTTACCTAATCCACAGCACATGCCGCAGACTCTCAAGTCTCTGCCGTTTCTCCTGACTATCCACTCAGCCTTGCATGGACACTCATTAGGCTGATGGTCTGAGCCGGGCCTATCACATTGACATTTCATTTGTATCCTCTAAACTCTACTGGCAATGCTCTATCTATCTTATGAGCATTATCATTGAGACTAAAGAACTCAACTGCATCCCAATTGTTAATGATTACCTCAAAGTATTTCTTAGCTGCATCTAGATACTTATCAGCCTCGACAGTATCCCCTTTCTCTTGACATAACACAGCCGAATCATGGCAGTCTCTAAACCATCCATGATAATATCTTGCTAGCGTTTTACTGAATTCCATTATTCTGATGTCCCTTTGGGCCGGAGATGATGATGCTGCTGTTTCTTAATAGTCACAGCCATCTCATCATACTGTTGAAAGTAATTCTGAAATGCTGCCTCAAGTTTAGCTTGGTTCTCATAATCAGCTAAGATAAATAACTTAACTAATTGTTTGACAAAGCTACCACCATATGTTTCCATTGCCGATAGAATCTCATGCTGCTCAGATTGGTATGCCATTATCTATCACTCCCAAAGTCTTCACGATAGCTGCCATCTCTGAACACTCTATAGCCAGAGACATACTGACCATCATCATCTGCTTCCTCAATAGGCTCATCTACATCGGCCTGAGTATAATACTCTAGAATCTCTGGCCTATATCCTGCCATCTTTTTATCGTGGCAGTCTTCACATGTATAGCACAATGGAATGCCACGTCCATCATACTGCAATTCTCTTTCTTTACCTGAGCCACATGAGCATAGCTTAGGCTCGGATTCTTTCCTAATCCACTCATCATTTCTATCATTCTCTAGAGTCGCCATTGTTTCATCCCCTTAGTAGCCAACACTTCAAAGAGTTCCTGCATTAGACCAGTCTCATTCCAAGGCTGTGCCTCTTTATTCATTCCCTTTCTAAATCTCTCACGCTTTACTTCTACTAGCTCAGTAAAGTAATCATCAATAGTTCCGGCGGCAATCTGGTATATGACATCCACATACTCAGCCGTGCTACCAAATCTAGTAAACCTAGACTCTGCCTGCTCCTCATTACCCGGATTCCATTGTCTCTCATGCATTACTGCACGATGGCAGAATTCTAAATCTATTCCCTCACCACCTGCTAGAGTGCTACAGAGCAAGACTCTTGACTTCTTATTACGGAAGTCTTGAACCACAATATCTCTCTGCTGGTCAGATAGGCTAGAGACATATCTGAGAGGCGGTATCATATCACCGTCTGTCATAAGCTCAGTGAGTTTTCTATTGATAGCCTCACCAGCATCATCGTGATGATAGAATACTACAATCTGTTCATCACTTGTAAGCAATGCCTCTGAGACTGTATCTACAGTATTATCAATCTTAGACATGGTAGTTAGATACCGCATCTTATTGATATACTCTAGTATGTTATTGAACTTCTCCCCACGATAGTATGCATCGGAGAAGTCAATCATTAACTTTCGATAGGCATTCTCTAGATTCTTATCCAAGTCACAGAATTGGAATTGCCTATTGACAGTGGGTATCTCCGGCGCCACTTCCTTTCTTTCACGCCGGATTACAATGTCCTCTGTGAGTCTGATGAATTCTTTCTCAGTTCCTTTTCTCAGACCACCATATTTTGTGGTGCCTTTCCTGTCTTTGTAGACATCCACAAA